GTCTGGGTGGTAGGGGATAAGACCCTGAAGGGCAGCAAGACCCTGACCAGCTTCAAGCAGGCGCTGTTCTTCCAGGAGATCGGCTTCGATATGTACGATGTGATCATCTATGAGAAGGCCGGCTCCGGACCGCCCCACCCCAACAGGTATTTCAACGCCTTTGAGTATATGTTCGTTCTAAGCAAAGGGAGACCTAAAACCATAAACCTTATAAAAGATAAGCCTAACAAATGGGCTGGAACATCTACTTATGGTGAAGTTACCCGGCGTGAAAAGGACGGTAGTCTTACAAATAAAGGTAGAAAGGTTATCAGTGAATTCGGTATCAGAACGAACATATGGCGCTATGCTAACGGCAAAGGCTTTGCTACTTCTGATGAAATCGCATACAAGCATCCTGCAATCTTTCCGGAGAAACTAGTTGAAGATCACATCATTTCATGGAGTAATCCAGGTGACTTAATTCTAGATCCCTTTGGTGGTAGCGGTACTACTGCAAAAGTAGCACAGAGTTTAGGAAGGGACTGGGTGTTGATTGAAGCAGTTCCGGAGTATTGTGAGATTGCAAAAAGCCGTTTAGATAGCATTAAGCCAGCCAGAGCAACAAACCGATTATTCTAGTGGGGATATGGCGAAATTGGCACACGCGCCAGATTTAGGTTCTGGTGAAGAAATTCATGCAGGTTCGATCCCTGTTATCCCCACCAATCGCCGTTTTCTCCTTTTGTACGGCGGTAATACACCACCTTTTCAGATTCCGGTTACGGACCGTGGCAATAGCTGCGGTCTGAAACCGGGCATATGCTTGAGTATCCGAATAGGCATAGGAGCTTGTCTCAAAAACAAGTGTCGAAAGACATTGTGGGTTCAATTCCCACCTCAAGTACCACCGGAGATTATGGTGTCGCCCCCTCTCACGGGGAGCGTGGATTGAAATTTTGCAATGACCCAGATAAGAAACTCCGGACCAACTATCCAAAAACGGTGTGGCAGCATTGTAAAATACTAGTATCTTAGATATTACAATTTTGTGATGTAGAATTGATGAAGACGGAACAGCCATCAAATCGTCCCTGATTATGAGCAAACCTGTAGAAGTAGCTACCTACGGAAACTAGCAAAAGGGATAAAAGTCCTACATAAGTTACACGTTCTTGTGTAGGCAACTCATTGGGAATATGGGGTCGCTCCCTGTAAACCCGACCAAACGGTACTTGATGTGAATTCAAATCTTACTTCAAGTACCACATTTGCTACCATGGTGGAATAGGCAGACACACTGGACTTAAAATCCAGCGAAGTAAAATTCATTATCAGTTCAAGTCTGATTGGTAGCACCAATATCCGGATGTATTTCAGTTTGGTTAGAATTCTTGATTTGGGATCAAGAGGTCGCAGGTTCGAGTCCTGTCATCCGGACCAATCACTGTAAGCATCGTTCAATTTCGGAGGACAGTGCAAAGCAAGTAGGATAGTACCATGGTAAACTACCTACACACTACGGTATTAGAAGCACCGGATACCAGCTTACAGTGCATATGTGACTATAGCTCAGTCGGCAGAGCAACCGCCTTTTAAGCGGTAGGTCGAGGGTTCAAACCCCTCTGGTCGCACCACTATTGTGGTCCGTTGGTCAAGTGGTCAAGACATCAGATTTTCATTCTGGGAACAGGGGTTCAACTCCCCTACGGATCACCATCGTGTCATAGTTCGCCATTGCTATGACCTCCAAAGCCAAAGCAGACTCAATAGGAAATGGGTCTGCTTTTTGGCATTTGCCCGTCGTTATAGATATTATAGGAGTGTGAGCGATTATGTTAGATCTCTGCAATCTAGATCATTACAATGACCAACCCGAGCGAATTCCTATAAATAGCGAAAGATTGACTAATATTTGGATAGGGGATTTGCTTAGAAGTATGAACACATCCATTATACTCCGCAGTCATGGTCAATGCTGTGTTCTTGATGCACTTGGAGAGCATGGTATGTGGGTGAAGCATTGTCATTCCAAACCCGATGATTACGAAAATTATAGCAAATATCCAAGCGTATCTACTTGTGATAAGTGTATATCTGCATACCTTAATCGCAAATGCAATGAATGGGAGCACACTGAATGAAAGTGTTAGAATTATTTGCTGGAACTAGATCTATCGGAAAAGCATTTGAAGCTAAAGGTCATGAAGTTTTCAGTGTTGATTGGGAAAGGTCATTTCCTGATATAGATTTATATGCAGACATTGGAAATCTTAGTGTAGATGAAGTTCTGTCTAAATTCGGTAGACCTGATGTTGTGTGGATGAGCTTCGATTGTACGACTTATTCCATAGCGGCGATCTCACACCACAGAACGCTAAACCCAATAACAGGTTCATTAGACCCTATCAGCGAGTATGCCAGACAGTGTGATATTATAGACCAGCATTGTTTGGATTTAGTAGATGAACTCAAGCCTAAGTTCTGGTTTATTGAAAACCCTAGGGGCGGTATGCGGAAGATGTCATGGATCCAGTCTTTACCTAGATATACCACCACTTACTGTGGCTACGGGGATAGTAGAATGAAGCCTACGGATATATGGACTAATCATCCTGATCCTAGATTTAAGCCACCATGCAAGAACGGTGATCTCTGCCATATAGCTGCACCGAGGGGGAGCAGAACTGGAACTCAGGGGCTAAAAGACCATGTAGAACGTAGCAGGATCCCTAAGCTCTTATGCGAACATATAGTAGATATCTGTGAAGAAGCATTTGATTCTCAACCAGATTACTATACCCCAAGTTATTATAAGAAGAAATCAAAAACTCATAAATTATTCTGAGAGGTGACTATGATGTTAAATAAGCTATTTCATACTGAATATAGTTCAACTGATGATGTCAAAAGCGAAGATCGTAAAGTGCTGTCTGGTGCTAAACTAGTAGGTAGTGATCCAGCAAGGGGTCGGGTAAGTCATGACTATTATGCAACACCGTTCAATGCAACCGAAGCTATTTTAAGCCGAATATCTTTGGGATTTGACACCATTTTAGAGCCTGCTGCTGGGGAAGGGCATATAGTTCAGGTACTTAGGAAGTATTACCCGAATAACAAAATCATTGCAAATGATCTGATCTGTAGAGAAAGCAGGCTGGGTATCGAGGTGAATGGTGGTGTTGATTTTTTGGAATATGAGTCAAAAGAGCCGATAGATTCCATAATCACCAACCCACCATTCGCATTAGCTCAGGCATTTATTGAGAAGGCATTATCTATAGCGAATCACTACGTTATAATATTTGCTAGAATACAATTACTTGAAACCGCTGAACGTAAAGAAATGTTTAAGTATAATCCACCACACTTTGTTTATGTGTTCAGCAAACGTGTTGCACCACTTCCTAACGGTGAAGCAGTAGCCCCGAACGGAAAGCCTTGGTCTTCAACAATGTGCTTTGCCTGGTTTGTGTGGGAAAAGGGATATACTGGAGATACTATAATTAGGTGGTTATAATATGAGTGTAATCATTAAAGGGCTTGATATGCCTAAGTCTTGTGCATGGTGTCCACTGTGTTATGACTATAGTGAGCATGAATATTTCTGCGCTGGAACAGATGATGCTTTAGACATCACTCAAAAGGATCTTAGATACGAAAGGCCAGATTATTGTCCACTAGTAGAACTACCGGAGGAATATTCTGATGAAAGCTAATGCTCTGTTTTCACTAAAGCCAAAGCCGGATATATCTGGTTTGATAAAGCGCAGAAGAAGACAGCTGTTAGTTCACAGCTATATCTACTATGAACTGAACCAGAACATCATATCCGATGACCAGTGGTCTAAATGGGCTTTGGAATTAGAAAAGCTGCAAGCAGAGCATCCTGAGCTTGCTTCAAAGGTTGAATTTGCAGATATATTCAAAAATTTCGACCACAGTACGGGACAGAATCTTAGGTCTGCTTATATGCAGCCTAATATTATGGATATAGCTATGAGACTACTGGAATATCGTAAAGGAGGATAATATGTATACCGAAGAAGAACTCAATAATATGTCTTTAGACGAACTAAAACAGGCTATTCATGAAGAACTCCAGCAAGTATCTGAGAGACTTGAAGCTCGTACTAAAATTATACCTCCGGATATTCCTAAGAAAAATATCCTGAAAGCTATGGAGACCACACTTAATCCGATTGATGATATAGTTATATCAGATTTTTTTGCAGATCCACTTGTATTTGAGGTGAAATAATGATTACATCACCTATAGTTTATATGGGCGGTAAGACTAGACTTGTTAAGTCAGGGTTGATTAGAATGTTTCCAAAAGATATAAACAGATTTGTTGATGTCTTTAGTGGAAGCGGATGCGTGGCTATGAATGTTCAAGCGAATTCGTATCAATTGAATGATATTGATGATCACATCATTTCCTTATACTCGCTTTTCAAAAATCATTCTTCCGAAGATATAATTTGCCAAGTAAATGATTTAATCAAAAAGTATGATTTGCCACTTACAGAGAGACATTCTGTCATGAAAGATATTAGAGATCAACATAAATCTGGATATGAAAAGCTGCGAAATTCATATAACAAATCCAAACTCCCTATTGAATTATTCACATTGTCAATATTTTCCTTCTCTCAAATGATACGATTTAATTCTGATGGTGAATTCAATATGCCACTTGGGGCAGATTACTTCAGTTCTAATCGAATACTTGGGGTGGAAAATGGCTGTAGCTTTTTCAAACAAGATTCGGTTGAGTACACTTGTCTGGATTTTAGAAATATACTATCAGATGCTAATTCTGATGCCTTCTATTATTGTGACCCACCATATGCTGGAACTACTGCGACATACAATGAAAATAGGGACGGTCGTAAGGGCTGGTCTATAGAAGATGAATTAGATTTGTACGACTTGCTGGATGCTATGTCTGCTAAGGGTATCCGTTGGGCACTATCCTCTGTATTAAACAATAAGGGGAAGTACAATGACACTTTGGCTAAATGGATATCTAATAATTCATATCATGTAAACTGGTTTACCAACCACACATATTCAGCCTGTGGTAAAGGAAATAGCCATGCCGAAGAGATTTTGGTGGCTAATTATACACCAGAATATATTCTAAGCAAGCCTAAGAAGGTTAATACATTGTTTTAGTAGGAGAATTTACGGTGGTTGAATTGTATCAGGGAGATTGTCTGGAAATAATGAAGCAGATACCCGATAAGAGCATAGATATGATATTGTGTGACCTGCCTTATGGCACAACAGCTTGTGCTTGGGATATTGTGATTCCATTTGATAAGCTATGGGATCAATATAAGCGTATTATAAAACCCAACGGCACCATTGCTTTGTTTGGACAAGAGCCATTTAGTAGCTATCTTCGACTGAGCAACCTCAATTGGTATAAATACGATATTTATTGGGAAAAAGAACGCCTTACAAATATTCATCAGGTAAAAAAGCGTGTTGGTAAAACCGTGGAAACAATTAGCATATTCTATGATAAACAACCTACATATAACCCGCAGATGATGAAACATGAAGGTAAATCTGTAACAAATAAAGTCAAGGACGGTCGTCTAGGTAGACTTACTGATAGTCAAGCAAAGAAAGTGCGAGAATATAAGGATACCGGTTGGCGATACCCAACACAAGTATGGAAGTATCAAAGGGATTGTTTGAACAATAACCTTCATCCTACACAAAAGCCTATCGCATTGCTAGAAAATCTTATTCGTACATTTACCAATGAAGCGGATACAGTGCTTGACAATTGTATGGGAAGCGGATCCACCGGTGTAGCAGCTAAAGCCCTTGGAAGAAATTTCGTAGGAATTGAATTAGACGAAAACTACTTCCATATAGCGAAAGAAAGAATCGAATCCGATGAAGTTCTTTCAGAAGTAACAACTACAGATGTAGTTGATATGAAAACAAATAAATTATTTTGAGGTGTGACATGACCGGTAAGATCTTACACGGAGACAACATAGAACTATTACGAACATTATCCGATAACTCTGTAGATAGTTGCATATCTGATTTTCCTTATGCAATCGAATTCATGGGTAAGAACTGGGATTCTTCTAAACACTGGAATACTGGCGAAGGTATACATGGTCAGTTTCCTGGTACTGGATATTCTGGAAAGCGCAGACCGGCATTCTATGCTAATACCCATTCGGACGGATTGTCCTTTTATAATTGGTGCTATGATAGGGCTGAGATCCTTATATCAAAGATAAAGCCCGGTGGCTATGTTGCTATATTCGGACATCCTAAGACAAATCATCGTATGAAGTGTGCTTTTGAAGATGCTGGGTTTAAGGTCGTAGAGGAAATTGACTGGATCTTCTTATCTGGAATGCCAAAGTCCCAGGATATAGGCAAGCTATTCGATAAACAAGATGACCCTGAACTTGCTGAGATCTGGAATGGTTGGAAAACATCCGGCCTGAAACCAGCTCATGAACCGATAGCTGTATTCCAGAAGCCTTTAGACGGTACCTATACCGATAACATAAGGCAGCACGGTTGCGGAGCTATGAACATAGATGCTTGCAGAGTTCCCATATCAAAGGAAGATATTGATATGATAAATGCTAAAGCATCTAAGAATCCTACTAACAACTATAGTCAAAAGGAAGGTCACATATATGGTGGCTTTGCAGAAGATAAAGCTATGCCCGCTAATGAAGCCGGGAGATTTCCTCCTAATGTACTTATCTCCGATGATATGTGCGAAGCTATTGATGCTGAAACTGGTGTAACTAGATCTACCGGAGGATCAGGATTAAACAGCCTTGGTAATATGGGTAAACGGTGTTATAGCCAGTATAATCCAAGTTCTGAAGTTGATATATGCAATCACGGTGGCTGTGGGGATATTGGTGGTGGAAGCAGAATGTTCCCGGTGTTCAAATACTGCCCTAAGCCAGCTAATGATGAAAAGATATTGAAAGATGGTACTGCAAATCCCCATGTGACCATAAAGCCAGTAAAGCTGATAATGTGGCTAATAAAGCTACTTACACCGAAGCATGGTATGACTATCGACATAACCGCTGGATCATGTACCCATGCAGTAGCCTGCGAAAAGCTGAATAGGGAAGAAGACTATCAGCTTTCCTACATTGACATGGAACTGATGAATTCAGAATCAGAACCTTATGTAGATATAGGCAAGCGTAGGGTCGCTGAGTATATCAGATCCCAAAGCAGAAAATTATTCTAAAATAAAAGCTCCGGAGTATATCCGGAGCTTCTTGTTATTCTGATCCTTTATCGGTTTTGATCTGATTCTCTACAGCTCTTAGCACAAACTGATTAACAGATTCGCCCATATTAGTCGCATGGTCTACAATACGTTGTTTGTCATTCTTCAGAACACGAAGTTCCATTCGTGCATAAGTCTTCTTTCCGTACCGATAGTTTGCTGCAATTTTCTTCTTCTTAGCTATTAACGGTCCGCAATCAGGACAATATTTTTGTCCGTTCTTTGTGAGTTCAAATGATTTGCCACAGTTCGGGCATACCTTTGTATCTCCAATATGAACTGACGGAGGTCGATGTCCTTTGCAGTAAGAGCAATACCGGCTTCTGGGATCGCCCTGGTATGTAGCTCCGCAACGTTGGCATATGAGATCTTTGATCATAAGTTATCAGCCCCTTTCATAAACATATAACGATGCTATCTTATTTTAACATATAATGCCGTAATTGTCAATATGTACTATATACACAATTACGATATTGTAACTTTGTGCAACTTACTAATTGAAAATATATGTACGGTATGATATAATTAGGATAGTGAAAACCACAAATCGTTGTCATATATAGGAGATGATATTATGGCTAAAAGGAAAAGAACTATAGCAGAGCCTTTACCGCTACAGCGTATCAAGGAAATTCGCAAGATAGATACCGGATACGGTGATGTATTTGAAATGGTAGATATGTTCCGTGATGTCATGATGCAATCTGGTATGACTTGGGATAGTTGCTGTTATCTTCCGCTGACTGCTTATGTTGAACTTAGTAGCAAGCTCAATCTTCACACCAAGGGGATAAACGTAGAGGATTTGTTTCACTTAGCGGCATGGAGAAGATATTCTCAGATCTACACATTTGATCCTACACTGATAGAAGAACTCACTTTGTCTGAGTGTGATGACGTTGAAATCGAATCCCTTAGAAATCTCCCTTATGATTCATTCTATGTAGATATCCATGATTATTCATCAGGCTGCGAAGGATTCTTCTGTTCCAGAAACGTTCAAATCTTTGATAAGGGTGAAAACGTTTCTACCGTAAGCACTGAATTCCTCAATTCACTTCATATCATGTTTGTGATGAAAAATGGAAACGTGCTTGGATTTCCTATTTCGATGACACCAGGTTTGACTATAAAAGAATCCAGAGAAGGTTACACAAAACTATTCCGTGAAGCAGTATTCTCTCAAAAGGATAGGCTTAAACCTGATGAAGCCGAAGCCTATATTGCAGAAGTCGATACTCATGTAGGTATGCACCTGAATACTGCTGTGCAGATACTTCTTTATCTCTGCGCTATCAATAGTGATGTGGTAGAAAACCCAGAGCAGAAGAAAATATACAAGAAAGCTAATGTTCGTAAGGATAAGCTCAGTTCTATTCAAAAATGGGACGTAGGGTATAGAGTTGGCCAAATCATTCGTCAGAACAGCAACACCGAACATTCCGGCGGATCCCGAACAATTACTAAGCATTCAAGGAAGAGACCGCACACCAGGAGAGCACACTTCCACCACTATTGGACTGGTAAGCGTGATACACCTGAGCGTAAGTTAGTAGTTAAGTGGGTAGCACCTATGTTCATCAATACTAAATCTGATGAAGATGCACCTGCGGTTGTAAATATAATAGAAAATTGAGGAGGTATATCAATGGAAAATAGACGGATTACAGCGAAGAACTTGCAAATGATAGAGTTCACTGTTACCGACAATGGTGTGGATCACTGTATGGCGGTAATTTACAACAAGACTAAAATAACAGAAGCAGAAGTAAAAGAGCTTATAAACTCATTCCGTGTGTTTGCGGATGACCGTGTAGTTGTAATGTCCTATGATAAGTACACAAGACTTTATGATGAACCTTCTGCCGATACGAATACATTTGACAAAATAGAAGCTGCAAGATCTATTTTGTCGGATTTTGGTTTTGATGCAGAAGGGAATAGGGTTTCCGAAGTTGCATCCCCTTACTGTCCCACACTTAAGGAAATCACGAAATCTCAGGCACAATCCGTTAAGCGCTTCATTGATAAGCTACTAAACGCAAAAGATTTGTACTGCGAAATGCACTACAATGCTTCGGATAAAGTAGCCACATATGATATTGTTAGCTAATAGGAGGAAAAGCCTGATGAAGCTCAGTAAATACAGATTCCTTTTAGGCTGGTATATTTCAGCTTTACAAGTAATGAATTACTGTATTCAGGATGCAGCCGTAGTATATGAAATAAGTGCTTGACATATTGAATAAAACCGATATAATGCAATAAAGGGGCTGATGTTATGAAGCGGTATATCAGAAGAATAATAAGTGTGGTTGATACTAAGGTCAAGAAAAAGGTATTCACCATACTTGCTGGCGTAAACGGTGTTGGAAAGAGTTCAGCAATGGGTATCTTGCGCACAACTAGTGAATCATACGGTGTAATTATAGATCCTGATGACTATGCGATAAAGTATGGTGGCAATATCAAAGGTGGTAAAGAAGCATTAAAGGATATTGAATATTGCATAGAAAATGGATTTGCATTTACAGAAGAAACTACGCTTTCTGGTAAGCACATTATAGCTACTGCTAAGAAAGCTAAGGAACATGGGTATACGATAAACCTAATATATATCGGTCTGAATTCCGCACAGGATAGCATCGATAGGGTAGCCAACCGAGTGAAGCATGGCGGTCACGACATACCAAGTGAAACGATTATCCGTAGATATAATCATAGATTTGAACAATTAAGTAAAATTTTAGACTACTGTGATACGGCAAAATTCTATGATAGCAGCAACGGGTATCAACTTGTAGCTGTGTATAATCGTATTTCTAATACTATGGATCAGACAACATCAACTCCACCGGAATGGCTGTCTGCATTCTTTGACTATGTGGAAAGGATTGATGAATGATGAAGCTATATATAAAATCAATGGCGAAAGAACCAACTAGGGGTGTGTTCTGGGTCATAGATGATGAATTATTAGCATTTCCGTTTATTGATTATGATACTCAAGGTGTAGCAAAATCTGGCAATACCTATAATCACAAGAAGCTCTGGCAGGACGTAAAACCAAAGGGGTGCAATAAGCCGTATAATTACTACCCCAGAGGTCGTGTAGACTTTTCAAACAAAGGGAAACCTATAGTATACATGAATCCCAATGTTCCGGATGACTTGATCTCGGATATAAAGGTTGAATTTGGGCTTAGGGAAGTCCCAACCGTTCGATATGATAACAGCCAACATTATAAATGCTATCTGGATGATGGCTGGAAACCTGACTGATACTTAACCCATAAGGCCAATTGAACCTTGTGAGTTTTATTCTTTGCAATCGTTATAGATAGTGTATAAAGACAACAGACCTTATATATCTATATATACTATTTATAATGGAGGATAATACATAATGCCTAAGCTGACATTAGGAAGTTTGTTTTCTGGTATCGGTGGATTTGAACTTGCAGCTCAGATGTACGGTATTGAACCAGTATGGGCTTCTGAGATTGAAGAAGCTCCGATACGCATCACAAAACGGCATTTCCCGAATATGAAGCATATTGGGGATATTACGAAGATCGATGGTGGTAAAATTGATCCGGTTGATATAATTTCTGGAGGGTCGCCCTGTCAGTCATTGTCTATCGCCGGAAAGCAGGCCGGAATTTCACGAATTTGCCAAGACTGCGGATTTTCAATTCTTGCAAATTCTGACGTTTTTACCTGCCCTGAGTGTGGAGCAGAATTGGAACTAACACGAAGCGGTCTATTTGTAGAACAGATCAGAATTATTAAAGAAATGAGGGAAGCAACTAATGGCGAGTATCCGAAATTTATTATCTGGGAAAATGTATTCGGGAGTCTTAGCTCAAACAATGGAGACGACTTCTACTGCGTCCTGCGAGAATTCGCTGGACTATTTGGAGAAGAACTTCCTACGTTTAGACCTAAGCAGTGGACAAAAGCGGGGGAGTTGTTGGGAAAGTCCGGATCCCTTGCTTGGAGGACTCTCGATGCTGAATATTGGGGAGTCCCCCAGCGCAGACGTAGAATCTTCCTTGTCACAGATCTTGGAGGACAACGTGCAAGAGAGGTATTATTTAAGCCAGAAAGCCTGCGAAGGCATACTCCGCAGGGCGAAATCCCGTGGAAAAGAGCTTCCGGAAAGGCTGAAAGTAGCATTGGAAAGGCAAGCACATCTGATGTCGCAGAAACAACAACCTACGGATTTGAACCAGGAGCTTCCTCAAGACTAAAGGGTTCAAGGCTATGGCCTGAGCTTTCCGGTACATTAAGAGCACAGATGGGCGATAATCAGATGTCTGTGCTGGTAGATAGTCAATCAGAAGCATCGGAAGTCTATGGTATATGTTCTATGGGATCGAACTCTATGAAGTCCGGTAATCCTAATAGTGGCTTCTACAAAGCAGATGTAGCTAAGACCCTTGATACCACAGGAACAGATCCTACTTGCAATCAAGGCGGAAATGTGGTAGTTCAGGAACCGGTGTACTGTATACAAGGAAATTGCGTTGACAGAGCTGATACCGCTAGTTGCAATGGTAAAGGTTGGAAAGAAGATGTATCTTATACATTGACTACTATAGATAGACCTGCGGTTGCTTATTCCGTAAAAGATCAAACTGAAAAATCCTCAGCAGCTTTTGCTTATCAAGCCGGTCCAGGAGTGCCATGTTTACCATACAATGAAGAATTATCACCTACTTTAGTGGCTAATCAGAGAATGGGTGTATTAATTGAAAATCATCCAGCAGACAGTAGGGTAAAGATTTCCGATGACGGAATATGTCAGACGTTATCTGCGAGAATGGGTACTGGTGGAGGTAATGTTCCGTTGGTAATGGAGCAGCCGGCACTCTGCGCAACTACAGGGCATTTCATGGGTTGTGATGAAGAAGTTGTACCTACCTTACTTGCAAGGGATTATAAAGACCCCAAGATAGTATATAAATCAAATTCGATTGTCCGGAGGTTGACGCCTGTGGAATGCGAAAGGCTCCAGGGTTTTCCTGACAATTGGACCTATCCTGAATCCGATGCTTCAAGATATAAAGCATTAGGAAATTCGGTAGCGGTACCATGTGTAGCTTATATCATGAGTGGAATTGCTGATGCTCTTGATCCAATCGAATAAACTAAAGGCTGGGACTTACTGATCCCAGCCTTATTTTATATGTATATTTCAGCATCATATCTGATTTGGAATTCATGATGCTGTCTTTTTATAGAATTTCTTTTGAATATGTATTGTTGTTGTGGCTTAATCATATGTTTGATGTGTCCAGAACAACGCAAGTCTTTTGAATGAGTTACTGATGTTTCTGACCCAGTTTTTAGGAAGATTTTAAGAATCATTGAATCCTCAGTATCAGGATAAACTTCTATTTTATCCAGTACAGTCTTTATCAGGTCGTCCAACTGAGCTTTCGGAATTACTTCATCATCTGATTGATATATGCCCTTGATAGACTTTTCAATCTCATGGAGCTTACGGCTTGTCATAGCTGTGTCGGATTTCAATTCCTTGAGGTCATTGATTTCGCCTTCATATTCTTCAATCTTTCTATTGAAATCATCATTTTTAGCTTTGAACTCAGCTTTAGATATAGCATCGTCCATATATATTTCTAATAGTTTATCTTTCTTTGTTTTACATTGATCAATTTTTGCTGTTAGTGCTAGTATATCTTTCTGTACATCTTTGGTAGGATCTGTAGCTTTTAGGAGTTCAAGAAATTCTGATACATAAGTATCTATATCATCTACTAGTGATTTGAATGTATTTGATAAGATGTAGTATACTTCCCATTCCATTAAAGCAAATGATTTACAAGAAGCTGCACCGTCCTTTTTCTTTGAACTACATACCCATTGGTAAATTGGGCTTCCCATCTTGATGCTGTTGGAATAGCTCGTTCTCCAATAGGCACTTCCGTCAGCTCCGCACCAGATCTTTCCGGTCAATGGACTTTTATCTTTGAAAGATCTCCCTCTTACCTTAATAGCCTGACTTCTTTCCTGGAAGACTGCATTCGCCTTATCCCAGAGTTCTTCTGAAACTATAGCTGGAACAACTTCACCGGTTTCGTCTTTGTATATGATCCAGTCCTCTTCCGGAAGAAACTTCTGCTGTTTTGTTCTGTAGTCTACTATTCGGACCTTATTTCCACAGTAATATCCTTTGTATTTAGGATTCTGAATTATTCCAGATATTACCCCATGAAAAATTTTAGTACCGCTCCGGCTTCTAAATCCTCTTTCGTAGAGGATTTTTTCTATTTTCCGGGTGCTATAATCTCCGGTAGCATATAGTTGGTATATCAGTCTGACCATTTCAGCTTCAGCTTCATCTATGACTAATTTGCAGTCGGACTTGTGATAGCCATACATACGGTTGTTACCCATGACCCTACCGTTCTCAATTGAACGTTTCTGTCCCCAATGTACACGCTCTGAGAGCTTTCTGACTTCATCAGCTGCTATACTTGACATGATAGTTAGTCTCAGTTCACTATCAGTATCAATGGTGCAAATTCCGTCATTCTGGAAGAATACACCTACACCGCAGCGTAATAGCTCTCTAGTATAAGTTAAGCTGTCAATTGTGTTTCTTGCAAATCTGGAAACCTCTTTCGTCAGGATTAAATCGAATTTATCATTCTTCCCATCTTCAATCATACGCATGAAGTTTTCACGGTTAGATGCGGATTCCCCTCTGATCCTATCCACATAACCCGGAATAAACGTCCAATTATGATTATTCTGGATCATTTCAGTAAAGAAGCTGATCTGATGCTCTATAGAGCCTTCTTGTTCTTCTCTTGTAGTAGAAACCCTAGCATAGAATGTTACTCTAAGCGGAATATCATGAATGGTCTTATGAGAAAGTTTCAGTTCATTAGCGATATTATAAATATCCATTTTATCACCACCCTATATCAATTATACAATACCGTGATTAGTTTGTCAATAGGGAAAATCACAAATCGTTATAGATAGTATAGAATAGGCTATCCTAGTCAAGACTTTCATAGGGAGTGATTTTGTGAAACAGCAAATTTTTGAAGCCTGGGCTAAGTATTTACTGACAACAGGTCAAATCAAGGAAGAACACTATAACCGGCTTACAGCCATTATATTAAGGAATTCAAAGGGTGGTGTTTAATATGATCCTAGCTTGTTTTGCTTCATTTGTAGGCGGTACCGTTTTCGGTATTGCAATACTTGCTTTGGTTTCGACTAAGAATGACCATTTAGATGAATAGGGGTGAGATTGATGGTAGGAATAGGCACTGCTAAAGTAAAATGTCCAAAGTGTGGGGTTACACTAGATGTACCATTTTATCAAAATGGCGATAGCTTGCAGTATGGAATGAATTTTTGTCATCAGTGTGGGTCGAAGCTGTTTTCTTCAGATCGGAAGAGCA